GCAGTACACGCAGACGTGGCCGACTGCGGTTCGGTGGAACGGCAACAGCGCGCCGACGCTGACCTCGACGGGCACCGACGAACTGGCCTTCGTGACCTACAACGCGGGCACGAACTGGCACGGCCGGCGTGCGTGGGCGTCGGCATGATCCCGTTCTTCCAAGGCGCGGCGGGTGGGGCGCCCGTGGCGTCGCAAGTGTTCGCCACGACGCTCTACACGGGCAACGGGTCGGCGGGCCGCGTCGTCACGAGCGGCATTAACCTGTCCACGCCGGGTGGGCTGGCGTGGATCAAGGGCCGCGACGCTGCGGTCGCCTACGATCACCAGCTTTTTGACACGCAGCGCGGGACGACGGCAGTCCTTGAAAGCAACACGACGACGGCGGAAGGCACGCTGTCCGGCGTGACGGCGTTCGGGACGACGGGGTTCACGCTCGGCAACGAAGCGCAAAGCAACCAGAACACCGGCACCTACGTCGCATGGTCCTTCGCCCGCGCCGCCCGCTTCTTTGATGTGGTGACGTGGACGGGGGATGGGACATCGTCACAGACGATTAACCACAGCCTCGGCGTCACGCCGGGCCTCATCATTGCCAAGCGCCGGGACAGTACGAGCGGGTGGTTTGTCTGGCATCGCGGGTCGGACGTCGCGAACTCGTGGACGCAACTTTCTCTAAACGCGACGCTCGGTGGCGCGCAGGCGAACTGGTCGTCGCGCGTGTCGTCCACGACGTTCGCGACTGTGATGCTTCAAGACGCGCACCTCGGGGCAACGCCCAACACGAACCTTGCCACCTACGTCGCCTACCTTTTCGCCCACGACACGGCCGGCGACGGCATCGTGCAGTGCGGGTCGTACACGGGCAACGGGTCTGCGACCGGGCCGACCGTCACCTTGGGGTGGAACCCGCAGTTCGTGATGATCAAGCGCGCGGGCACCACGGGCGACTGGGTCATGTTCGACACCGCGCGCGGGATCGCCGCCGGGAACGACCCGACTTTGTGCGCGAACAGAAGCGCGGCCGAGGACGGCGTTCTTTCAGCGGCCGACTACATCGACCTGACGGGCACCGGATTCCAACTCGCGTCGTCCAACGCGACGCTGAACGCGACCGGCGGAACCTACGTCTACGCATGTGTGAGGGCAGCATGACCATGCACGTCATCGTGGAGGACGGCGCGGTCGTCGCCGAGTTCAGCGGATGGAACCCCGCCGCCGTCGCCGCCATGCTCCATCAGCGCGGCGCGAACATCAGCCCGCCGAGCGTCGCGCCGACCGGGGCGCTGGTTCTCGGCCCGTTGACGGCGCTCCCGGCCACGGATGCGGGCGCGAGCCCCCCGGACGGCAAGGTCACGACGGCGCGGGCGTGGTCCATCGGCGCGAACAGTGCCACGGCATCTTACACCTACGGCGATCCCCCGCCCATGACGGCCGAACAGGCCATCGCCGCGCTCGCCATCACCGACGGACAGTTCGAGCCAAGGTGGATCGAAGACATCGCGGCCGGCAACAAAATGCCAGCCCGCTATACCGCATGGGCGGAACGTCGCGCCACGTTGCGCGCCATCGTGAACGGAGGCTGACATGACCGCACCCGGGCTGTCCGAAGCGCAGGTCAACGCGCTGTATCAACAGTATCTCGGCCGCGCCCCGGAGGCGGGTGTCGCTGCGCAGTGGGCGGCTGCGGGAGGTGCGAAGGAAAGCGACCTCGCAAACGCGCTGGGCCAGTCCCAAGAGTTCGGGATGCGCGCCATGGCAGACCCGACGCGGGTCTTCACACCGGGCAATCCCAACGCCCCCACGGGTGCGCGCGGGAACCTCACCCAAGACCAGCTTAACGCGACCTATCGCGAAGTCTTGGGGCGCGATGCCCCCACGTCGGACCTCTCCGCATGGAACAACGTCGGCGGCAACATCAACGATTATCGCAATGCGCTGATTGCGACGCCTGAGTTCGCGGATCGCTATGGCGAGGCGCGGCGTTCCATGTCGCCTGACGACCCCCGGCTTAACCCGGCGGGGTTCAATCCGGCTGCGGCGCGACAGGGGCCGGCGTTCACGCAGACGGTGGGCGGCCAGCCGCTTCCGGGGGCGCAGCCTCCCGCGATGCAGCCGCCGATGGCGCAGCCCGGCGGGGCGACGGGGCGCGGCTACTCAGATCCCAATCGCAACCCATTCCAAGCAATGAACGGCGGCCAGCGGGATTGGCTCGGCGGCATCCTTGGGCAGTTGATGGGCGCGGGCGGCGGCAACCCCGACATGCTGCGTTTCGGCATGGGCGGCGGCATGGGAGGTGGGGGCGGCCAGTACGACTTTGGCGGCATTTGGAGCAAAGGCCCGACGTCTGGATATCCAGGGGGCGGCATGGGCGGCGGCCCGACTGACGGCGGGTACCCAGACCCCCTTGCCGGCGCGATGCCCGGCAGCGGATCGCGGCGCAACAACCAATTCACGGACCTCTTCGGCGGCGGCACTGGTCAGTTTGGCTCCGGTGCGATGGGCGGCCAGCAGACCAACGCCATGAGCAACCCGCTCTCTGCATCGCCCTTCGGCCGGAACTTCAGCACCCGCCAGATGGGCATCCCCGCGCGGACGATGATCTAATGCCCTACGCGCGCCTCCAATTCCAGCCGGGCATCGTCAAGGACGAAACGGAGTTGGCGAGCCGCCCCCGGTGGACGGACGGCGACAAGGTGCGCTTCTACCGTGGACTTCCCCAGCCCATCGGCGGGCGGGAACTGGCGGGCATCAGTACGTTCATCGGGCGATGCCGGGGCTTGCTTCCGTGGTCGGACAACGCCGGAAACTCGTATTGCGCGGTCGGCACGTCGAAGAAGCTATACGCCTACTACGGCGGCCGGCTTTACGACATCACCCCGATTCGACTGGCGGCCACGCTGGGAACGAACCCCATCGCAACGACCTCGAGCTCGTCCACGGCGACGGTGACGTGGACCTCGCACGGGCTCGCGGCCGGGGATTACGTCTATATCCACACGCCTGCGGGGGCGGTCAACACGCTCGTCGTCGGCGGCGACGACGCCACGCTTTCCAGCCCGTTCACCACCGTCAGCGGATCGGCGGCGGTCGAGGTGACGCAGACCGCGCATGGCTTCGTCACGGGCGAAATCGTCAACTTTTCAGGCGCATCGGCGGTCGGCGGGATCACAATCTCAGGCGATTACACGATCAGCGTTCTAACGGCAGACGTGTACCTGATCTATCATTCGGCCGTTGCCACGTCATCGGCCACGGGCGGCGGCGCGAGCGTGGTGGCGCGGCACTTCAAGAGCTACGTCGTCCAGACGGTTCCGACGACTGGCACGTTCACCGTCATCGGGGCCGGCACGGCGAACGCATCGTCTTCGGGCGGATCAACGACCGTCCAAGCGAAGGCGGAAATCGGCGTCGGGAACGACGACAGCCTCGGGGGCGGTGGCTTTGGCGTCGGCGGGTTTGGGTCCGGTGGCTTCGGCCTTGGTGGCGGGGCGCAGGAAAACCAAGCCCGGACGTGGAGCCTCGCGGCGTGGGGCGAATTTCTCCTCGCCAATCCCCGATACGACGGCCTGTATCAATGGCAGCTAAACCCGTCCCAACGCGCGGCGGTCGTGAGCAACGCCCCGGCTCAGATTGGATATATGTTCGTCACCCCCGAAAGGCATGTCGTGTGCGTGGGGTCCACGAACCTCTCTTCGGTCTACGATCCTCGGCTAGTCCGGTGGAGCGACCAAGAGGACAACACGGCATGGACGGCGAGCGACACGAACCAATCGGGCGACTTCACGCTCGCCATCGGGTCCGAAGGCATTTGCGGCAAGGCGTCCGTCGGGCAAAATCTAATCTGGACCGATCGCGCCCTTTACGCCATGCGCTACACGGGCGAGGGGACGTTCGTGTTCTCGTTCCAGCCCCTCGGGACGGAGTGCGGCATCATCGGGCCGCGCGCGTTCTCTGAGCAAGATGGGCGGGCCTTCTGGGTCGGGCAATCCCGGCAGTTCTTCCTTTACGACGGCAGCGCCCCGAAGGCGATCGACTGCCCGGTGCGGGACTACGTGTTCGACACGCTGTCCCCGGTGCAAGATGTCAAAATCTACACCGGGTCGAATAGCCAGTTCACGGAATTGTGGACGTTCTATCCGACGGGAACCGACAACCTCGAATGCAGCCGTTACGTGACGTGGAACTACGTCTCCGGTGAATGGTCCATCGGGACGTTCGACCTTACGGCGTGGGCGGATCGTTCCGGGGTCGGAAACCCGATAGCCGCAACCGACGACGGCAACCTCTTCTTCATGGAAAGCGGGACCGGCGACAACGGCGCGGCCTACTCGGAAGTCTACATCGAATCGTCCCCCGTCGAACTTGGCGAGGGCGAGCCCTTGATGGACGTGTTCCGTTGGGTGCCCGACTTCAAGGACATGGCGGTCGGCGTCAATTTCTACCTTTTGACCCGCGACAAGCCCCAAGGTGTAGAAACGACGGAAGGCCCGTTCCAAGCCGGGCCGTCGACCGAGGACGTGACGATGCGCGTTCCCGCGCGACAAGTCCGGGTCCGCATCGAAAGCCTACCCGACCCTTCGACGACGTGGCGTCTGGGGGCGGTGCAGCTTGAAATCCAGCCGGCCGGCGGGCGGAGGTAATCCATGGCATCCATGCTTGACGTGCTGGTCGGCTTGTTCGGCGCCGATCGCGTGAGGGGCTATTCGCCCCCGCCGAAGGTCCAGGCCACAGAACAGAAGCCGGCCGATGCGGCGACGATCCCCCGCGTTGACATGCCGATCGAGACGCGCGGCGCCGATGACGGCGGCATGGGTATGCCTGATGCAGCGGGACGGTCGGGCCGCAACATCGTCGGCGGGACGCAGTACGGACTAGGCGGCACGGTCCTGGGGGCGCTGATGGGCGTCCCCGGCTTGGGAACTGCGGGCGGCGTCGGGCTTGACGTTCGCGCGGCGAACGCGGGGTTGAAAGACCTCGGCTTGCCGGAAACCGTTGAGTACGGCCTCGCTCTTGCCGCCGCGCTGTCCATGGGGATGTTCGGGGACAGCACGTTTGATCAGGCCAACACTGGATTTATGAACGCCTACGACAGCCGCAACGCAGCCTTCGGCCCCTACGACAATGTGGGCGGTGGCGGTGGCGATCAGGGCGGCGGGTGGCAGGGATCGCCGTCGGCCGAATGGTCCGACAGCAATGACATGGGGGTGTGGTGATATGAGCTGGCTTGGAAACCTACTGGGGACCGGGAAGCAGACCACCACGGCGACGCAGGGCGTTCCCGGATGGGTCGAGGACGCCGGCCGGCGGAACTTGATTACCGCCGAACAAATCGCGGGCGGCGCATACTCGGAAAACATCGGGCGCCCGATCCAGTACACCGGGCCGCGCGTCGCGGGGCTCACGCCCGACGAAATGCAGGCTCGGGCAAGCGCGCGGGGCGTTACCGGCAACCCGTTCCTAGGCGAAGCGGCGGGGATGGTGCGCGGCGCGGCCGGCGTGGACAGCGGCGGGCGTGGCGTGGCCCTTGCCTCCGGCCAGAGGTTCAAGGACAGCGACACGACCGCGTTTATGAACCCCTACATGGACGCCGTGTTCGGGGAAATTGAGCGCACGGGCGATCGGAACCTCAATGACATTCGCGCGCGCGCGGCGAAGGCCGGCGCGTTCGGCGGGTCCCGGCAGGCGGTTGCGGAAAGTCTTCAACGCGACCAGACGCAACGGCAGGTCGGACAAGTCGCATCGCAGGCTTTCGAAAGCGGACAGCAACAGTTCAACACGGAACAAAATCGCGGGTTGCAGATCGCGCAGTTGCTTGACCAGATCACCAATGCCGGAGCCAATCGAGACCTTGCATCGGGTCAGGCGCTTGCGAACCTCGGTCAATCGGGCTTCGGAAACGAAATGGCGATCATTCAAATGCTTAACCAGCTTGGCGGGCAGGAGCGCGGCATCGCGCAGGGCATCTTTGACACTCAGTATGGGGATTTTCGCGAGGCTCGCGACTACCCGATGCAGATGCAGCAATACCTTCAGTCGGTGCTTGCCGGGACGCCTTTCGAGCGGACCACGACGACGGCGGCACCGGGGTCCAATTTCCTGTCTCAGTTGGCGGGTGCGGGGGCCACGGGCCTCGGCATCTACCGCACGGCGATGAGGTGATCCATGACGGGCATGATCCCCGGCACCGAAGACGACGCTGGCGAACTGGACACCGGCGCTCTTGAAGCCCTGTTGACGCGATTTGGCGGGGCGGGTCCGGGCCGACGTGCGCCTGCCGTGTTCCCCGAATTGACGACGGAGGCATATGAGCGGGCCATTGAACAGGACCGCGCCGCGCGACCCTACGACCTTTTGCTGCAACTCGGCCTTGGCATGATGGCGAGCAAGTCGCCGTCCTTGTTCGGAGCCATCGGAGAGGCGGGAAAAACGGCTCTCGCCAACGTCGAAAAGACGGGCAATCAGAACGTCCGCGAACTCGTCCAGAAGGCTCAGATCGGCGGGCAGATCGCGGCGGGCGAACAACAGCGCGCGACCCGGCAGGCGTTGCGGACGGCGCTTGACGCCGATGCCAAGCTGACGCCCGCGCAGAAGCAAATCATCCTTGCGGACCCTGATGGCGCGGGGCGGACCTATCTGTCGGCGTCAATGCAAGCGCCGCGCCCGTCTCCGACCGTTACGGTCAACGGCGGCGTTTTTGAACGCGACGTCAACGCGCCCGGCGGCCTCGGTCGTCGCCTTGGCGACGCCCCGGACAATGCGCCCAAGGTGGTTCTGCCGCGCGCCGAGACGGCTTACGAGGCAACGCGCGGGAAAGACATCGCGGCGGAGGTTCAGGCCGCGAATGATGCGGCGGCCAAGGCGCGGGACACGATAGCGTCGGTCGAAACCCTGTCCGGGCTTTTGGGGCAGATTGAGACCGGGGCGCTGGCGCCAAGCATCGCGACCATTGGCGGCGCGATGCAGAGTGTCGGCATCAACCCTGAGCGTTTCGGCATTGATCCGAAGCTGCCCGCCACGGCACAGGCGGCGCGGTCGATCATCAGCCGGCTTATCATGGACCAGATCGGCGCCGGTGGAATTCCGGCAAACGGCTTCTCAAATGCCGACCGTGAGTTTCTTGAAAAGGCGCAGGTCAGCTTGGGCAACCGTCCCGAGGCGAACGATTTGCTACTTGAAGTCGCGCGTCGAAAAGCGCGTCGGACGATTGAGTACCAGCGCGGGTTGGCGAAAGCGGATGCCGAAGGATTCGATGCGGTGCGCCGGTTCCGCCAGACGTGGGACGAGTACTCTGAGAAGAACCCGGCCTTCGCGGGGCTCACGTTGCCGGGCGGGCGGCAAGCGGGTGGCGGGTCAGACACGCCCCGCGTGACGTACACGCCTGAGCAGCAAAACCAGATCAAGCGAGCGCGCGCCGCCATCGCGAGGGGCGCTCCCAAGGATGCCATTGCAAAGCGGCTGCGCGATCTTGGGGTTGAGCCTCCGGGGGATTTGTGATGGCTGGCGAGTTTGACGACCTGATCCCTAACGACGAGTTCGCGGACCTTATCCCGTCGCGCGGCGACCGCATCAAGGCGGGCGTTGTCGCGGGCGGCGAGGCGGCGGCCAGTGCCCAAGAACTTGCGTCGGGTGCCGCGCTTCGGGGCGTTTCCAATCTTATCGGCTTGCCGAACGCGATTGACCAATTGATCGCCGCTGGCGTTCGCGCGGGTGGCGAGGCAATTGGCCTTCCCCCGGCGTACAACGCTCCTCCGATGGCGCTTCTGCCGTCGTCGGAAGCCGTTGCCGGGTTTCTTCAAAGCATTGGGTTGCCCGTAAACCGCCGGCCAGAAAGTGTCGCTGGCAAGATCGCGGCCGGTGCAATCGAGGGCGCGGCCAGTTCGCCGTTCGGGGCTGGCGGCATCATCGCCGGGGCCTTGGGAGGTGGCGGCGCCGAAGCCGCTGGGCAGGCTTTGGAGGGCACGCCTTACGAGCAGGCCGGTCGCGTCGCGGCGGGCGTTACGCTCCCGCTTCTCGCTGGCGGCGTTCGATCCATCCCGGCAACGTCATCGTCCATCGCGCGGGATGCCCTAGAGGGCGTCACCCCGTCTCAGGTGGAGATGGCGCAGCGGCTCATGGAAACGGCGCGCGGGAAAGGCATTGATCTGACGGTGGCCGAAGCGTTGGCCCAAGCAACGGGGCGCACGCCGTTGCAGGACGTTCAGCGCGTCGTGGAACAATCGCGCGGCGGCGGCATCATTATGCAGGACCTCCTCAATCGCCGGCCCGGGCAGGTCCAGGGCGCGGTGACGCGCGAACTGGATGGCATCGGCCCGGCTGTCGCGGACCCAAGCGAAATCCCGCCGCGCCTTCAAGCCGCCGCGCAAGGCGTCATTGACGACGCGGTGAGGGCGCGGACGCAAACGGTCAATCCGCTGTATCAAGCCGCCGACACCGTGAGCGTTCCTGACGAAAAGGTGCGTTCTCTGGTCGCCAATCTCGACATGATCATGGCGTCCGATAAGACGGGGTATTTGTCTAGCGGCCCGCTACGCAATCTTCGAGATCGCCTTATGCCCGATGGCGAGCCCATCACGGACATTGCCAATCTCGACCGTTTGAGAAAGGCGGTTCGCGACACGTTGGACCGACCTGATCTAAGCGGCCCGGCCATTTCCAAGGAAACCGAGGCGCGCGTTAATGAGGCGCTAGACTACCTTCGAACGCGCATGGAAAGCAGCAGCCCCGAATTTGCGAAGGGGCTTAGGTCATACCAAGAAATTACGGAGAACGTCGTCAACCCGACGCTTCGCTCGCCTGTCGGGCAGATTGCCGCGACCGATCCGCTCGACCCCGGCGCCTTCGCAAAGCAGCGCCAAATCCTATTTCCCGCAAAGCCTGAGACGTTGACGCCGAACGCCGTGCGCCGCGCGATCCTTGAAGTCAACGAGAAGGACCCGACTGCCGCTCGCGACCTCACACGCCAGTTTCTTCAAAACGCCTTTAACGATGCGTCCAAGAAGCAATTGACGAATGCCGAGAACGCCGGGGCGCGGTTCCGCGTCCTTGTGGCGGGCAACCCCCAGCAAGAACGCAATCTTGCCGCCGCTCTAGAGGCATTGGACCCGAAGAACGGCACATCAATCCGGCAGGGATTTGAAAACCTGCTTCAAGTCCTTGAAGCCACTGGACGCCGGCAAGCCCCTGGGTCTCAAACCGAGTTCAATCGCCTTCTGACGCGCGAGATGGAACAGGGCGGAGCGGCGCAGGCGTTGAAGCCCAAGCAGACCATTGACGAGTTCATTCGGCGCGCCCGGTACAAGCGCAACGCCGAAGAACTGGCGGACATTCTGACGGACCCCAACGCCATTGACCGTCTTAAGCGCCTGTCGGTTCTCGCACCCAACAGCGAGCCGGCCGTCGCCATCGTGGCGTCAATGATGGCGCTTCCCCGCCCCGGCCAGACCGGCGAATGAGGACTTGATCACCATCCACGCCCAAGTGAAGAGAAAGGCGCATAGCCACCCGACAAAGCCGGCGGCCAAGGGGTTCGTCGTGGTGACCTGAGTTCCGCCGTACAACAGGAACCACGTCACATAGATCACGATTGCCAACTGTACGATTTTTAGCATCCGCCCATTATAGCGGGCGGCGCCGCCCGTATCCATACCCACATAGGAGCCCCCCATGAGGACAGCGGCATTAGCCGCTGCGGTCGCGCTCGCTTTCGTGTCGAGCTCGGTCGCGGCACAAGTACGGCTTCCGTGTATGCCCATAGAGCGGGCGGTCAAACTGCTAAAGGCGATGAAGGCGGCCCCGGTGGCCGAATTTACGGACGGAGACGGCGACGTGTGGGCATTGGTCCGTCTGCCCGAGGGCAGGGCGGCGGTGATGATGCTGTCTCCCATGAGGGGCGTGGCGTGCGGGGTCGAGGGCAGCGGCCTTCGGGTCCACCTTGGCGGGGACCCGTCGTGAACGCGGGCGATGTCACCCCCATCCTGGGC